TGCCCCAGTGGTCTTTAGTAGCAGCAGCGTCGATTGTGAAGGGGTGCCAGTCTGCATCCCAGCGCCCGTGGTGGTGAGCCGCAGGTTGACCGATGCCGATGGCGTGCCGGCGGGCAGCGCTCTGGCGCCTCGGGTCCTCAGCTGGATCCGAACCGATGCCGAAGGTGTCGATGCCCGACGGATCCAGGCCCCAACGAACTCAACCGTGAGGGCATAGAACTCAGTCCCCGGCACCGCCCGAATGTCGTCCTGCGTAACCGGCCGGGCATAGGTCCAGCGGAATCCTGGCGGGGTTTCCGATGGTGCCAGGGTGGCTGAGTTGAATCCGAACGACCGGCCCTGCTGGCTCAGCTGGTGGTCTGGCACGCTGCGGGCCTGGGCTTCAGAGAGCCCCTGGAAGGTCATCACCAGAGCATCGCCCGCTGGCACCGTGTCGGCCGTGCTGGTGGTGCTGCTGCCGTCGTAGCCAACCTGCAGGGTGGTGGGGACCACGCCAGGGGTGATCGAGACGGTGGCGGGGCGCAGGGCGGGGAAATCAGCCATTAGATATATCCAGGGCTAAGGGATCGCCCCTCCCACTGGTACGGCCAGGTCGCCTGATAGCTGCCGTTTACAAGGTGTTCGACATCCCTAATGAAGCCAAGCGTCCCGTCAGCATTTACTGTCTGAACACGTGTGAGGCTGTTGTTTGACACATCACCATCAATATACGCGCGTTGCCCTGCGCCAATGGGTATATCAAACTGCTCTATCACTATAGTTTCAGGTGGTGTTTTTTTTCTAAAATATAAGAGCAAGGTGTATTTTGTGTAATTCTGGGGCGGCTTCGGTGGTACCGGCGGATCCGCCGGGCCGTCTGGGGTGTCAGGTTGGGATGGGATCTCAGGTGGCTCGACCGGGCCGGTAGGTGGCAAGGGGGCAGGGGGAGCAGCGCCACCACCGCCGCCGCCTCCCCCACTGCCACTACCACCACCGCCACCACCGCCGCCACCCACACTGAATCCGCCGCCCGCGTATTCGCCAGAAACCGGCCGCCGACCGTAGCGGCCGTAAAACCAGACCTCGTCACTGGTCCAGCTCTCCTCGTCGGGCGCGGGGATCGAACAATCGGTCGCCCGGCCGGGGTCCGCATCGCAGGAGGGGGCGGTGTCACCGGTAAGGAACGTGATGTTTGCAACCTGAACCGCTGCCACGTCCATGGCAACCAGGGAGCGCCCTAGCCCATCGACCGGGCAGTGCTCCAGTTGCAGGGTCAGGGTGCCCTCGCGGCCGGTGTTGGCAGAGACGATCCAGTAGATCTCGACCATGGGGCTGCTCACCCCGTCTACGTCCTCGCGATCCAGCTGCACTTGAATCAGCTCGCCCTCTCCCAGGGTTGAGTTCCAATAGCCAGCCTTGATCGCCACCGCAGCGGAGTGGGTGAGGTGCCGGCGCTTTGCCTGGCCAAACCGGATCGCCCTGGCGGCGTGAATCTCGGTTGTGCAGAACTGGCTCAGATCGTGCTCCTCTGTTGGCGCGGTTTCTGGGGTGGAGTCATAGGCCACCTCCGTGGTCCGGATCATCCTGGACAATCCGTCGGGGCCCTGCTGGCGCCAGGCCACCACAGCCCGGTAGGGGCGCCTAGCCTCAGGGCTAACCAGCTGCCAGGTGTAACTCCCATCGACGATCGCCTCGCCATCAAACACCCACGCGGGGCTCAATGGCTCGGTGTCGATGGCCCCAGATGGCGTAACGGGCAGCAGTGGCCGCAAGCCATAGCGACCGGCGATCTTGGTTTCGCGCACCATGAAATAGGGCCCAACCTTGCTCATCCAGTCGCTGATGCTGGTCGGCTCTGATAGCACCCCATTCCACCAGAGACCGTTGGCATCCATGAACCGAGCTGCTGCGGTCAGCGACTCCCGATCAATCCGAACCGGTGCTGTGCGGCCATCATTGTTTAGTAGGTATAAATAAAGATCGCCTAGGTTGTTGGAGCTGCCGTAGACATTATCCAGCAGCCTGACTGATTCGACTCCATTGCGAATAAATAGATGAATCTGCCGCTTCCAGTGGCCACGGTCTGGCAGTCCGACGCCGTCACCGTCAAAACCGTTGAAGTTTACAGCGCTAAACGATACGGTTGTTAGGTCTTTATGTGTACCAACCGTGCCGCATTGCGTAGGCGCCTGCACTTTGTTGGCAATTAATTGCGACCCTGAATAAACATCAACTAGGAAATTGCCGGGCGTCCAGGTGCCGGCAGTTTTTGGGCCATAGGACTGGCTGAAGCTCCCAACCCGGCAGCGGCCCTGGAAGACTCCATTGACCGAGATGCCGCCGAGCTTCCCCTGGGAGACAACCAGTCTCCACTTCACCGCCACGGCATTGGCCACGGGCTGGCCCTCCAGCAGGGGAGTATCAAATCGGCAGGCCGTGGCCTTCGGGCTAACGATCACCCCGCCGATGCCTGCATCTGATGGGCTGCCGCAGGTGTCGCCGATGCGCCGGCACCAGACGATGGGCGCCCGCTCCAGCAGGGTCATTGCCTGCTGGTTGGCATTCCATGGGGAGTCAACATCGGCGCTATTGATAGCCGTAAGACGAACCGAGCTGCCGAGGGCGGCCGGTGCCTTGCTGGCCGCAAATGATACTTTGGAGGTTCCGTACTCAACGCCAAAGGCGCGTGGATCTCCTCCGTTTTTTATCCAAGCGCTCAGAGCTTCTGCACGGTTCCATGGGTGGTTGTAAAATTTTGTATTAAGAGATCCGTTCATGTCGAAAATTCCAACACGCAGGGCGTGCCTATCAGCTCCTGCGTGAGCACGATTGGCGGGGCCGACACTGCAACCGGAGGCGGTGAGATAATGCCTTTGATCGTGACGTTTGTGAGGGAGCCGCTGGCGGTGATGCTGCCGACCAGGACCGAATCAACCCGGCTGAGCCCGCCCAGGACAACCTCGAACTGAGTCACCTCGATCAGCCATTGGTTAGCGTTCGCATCGAGCGCCAGGGCCAGAACAGCAGGGGAGTACGCGCAGGTGATCGCGACCGATCCCGACACCAGGCCAGAATCAAACCCAGGGCAGTTGAACTCCTGAAACTCCCAGCGTTGCACCCCGTCGCCATCGCCAGCATCAAAGGAAGTGAAGGGGCTGTTGTTGATGCCGTCGAGCCGGTGCCAACGCCCCTTTGCGTTGCCGCTGCTATCCATCCACTTCAGAGTCTGGGTGTAGACGTGGGGGCCGTAGTCGGGCATCAGGCAATCCCTATCGCACGGCGGCCGTCAATGCTGACCCGGTAGGCCTCATAGTCCTCCAGCGCCCTGGCGGTAATTGCTTCGGCGTCGGCCATGGTTATGGCGTTGGATCCGTCTGGGAGTCGGTAGACCGGGCCGGTGTGGTTGAGCTTGAACTCAGCGGTAAAGCTGCCGCCTCTGGAGCCCCCGGCAGTGGCGGCGCCTGCGCTAGTGCGGGAGGGTGACCGCTGTAGATCGATGACCTGCTCCTGAGGATGGACCATCGCCATGAATCCGCCCTGCCCGTCAAGCCCGCCAGACCGTGGGCCGTTGCCGGTGTAGCCGCCGCCAGCGAATGATGGCACTTCAACAGGCTGGATAGCCCCTAGCTGCGGCAGGCCCACCCGGCCGCTGATTGAGTTGACCGATTGAATGAGGCGGTTCACCTGCTCGATGAAGGCATTGATCCCCCGCGCTGCGACGCTAAGGGCCGAATTCAGCACCCCGCGCACCGTGCCAACGATTGATTCCCAGGCATCGGTGATGGGCTCCACCAGGCCAAGCGCGTAGTCCCTAATGCCATCCATGCCAGCATTCCAGGTTTGCCCCAGGCGTGCAATCAGGCCATTCTCTGGGCCAATGATGGTGTCGAAGAATGCTGCAAAGTTGTCACTGATATTGGGCAGAATGTTACTGACATAGCTGCTGATGCCGTCCATCATCAGGTTCCAGCCACCGCCGATCATTGCGACAAACCCGGTTTCAGGGTTGGCAATCAGATCCCAGAGGCCACGGAAAGCATCGGCGATCTGATCGCGGAAGGAAAAAATCACCACCGCCGTGGCGACGGCTGCTGCGCCAATCAGCACCGGGGCAGTCACGAACCCGGCGACCAGGGCGGCCAGGCCGGTGACAGCTAATTTGATGGTGGTGACGATGCCCGCCAGACCAGCTGTTACCGCCGGCATGGCCCCAGCCCAGCCGGCAATGGTGGCGCCTAGGCCAAAGCCGGCAATGGTCTTGATGGCCATCCCAAGGCCAGCCACAACGGGCAGGGCAATGACTGCTGCTGCTCCAATGGCGCCAATCCCAATTGCTATTTGCGTGAGCAGGGGATTGGTTTTGGCAAAGCCTGAGATTGCTTGAACCACCCCGATAAATCCAGGAATCAATTCTTTAATCACGGGCAACAACTGATTACCTATTTCGATCTGCAAGTTTTCTACATTGTTTTTGGCTAGCTGCATCTGCGCCGCCGTTGTTCCCATCATTACCCCAGCTTCATCGGTAACCGACCCCATGTTCTTAGTTTCATCACTTGCAACCCTTAGCATTTCGGCAAGCTTTTGTGTATTGTTAATCATCGGAAACAATCCCCTGGCCTCATCGCCAAAAAAGTCGCTAAACGTAGGCAGCTGCAGCTCTTGCGGCAGGCTCTTGATTTTATCCAGCATCGCAATTATCGTAGGCTCTGCGTTAGTTACCATGTTTCTAGCCAACAGCAATCCCGCGCTTTCGCCTGACTTCCTAGCCGCTTCGTCTTGTTGGATTTTTAGCATCTTTTGCTGGCCATCATATAAAGCTCTTTCTTCTGTAAACGATTCCTCTATGTTTTTCTTTTTGTCGTCCAACCTCTCTTGCTCTGCTTGCTTAAACGCGACGACACTTTCTTCGTATGCCCTTTTTTCCTCATCGGCCATATCTCTAAGTATTTTCAGCTCTTCATCCTTGCGTTCATTAAGCGCGTCCATCCGTAATGTAGCAGCATCTTCTATGGCCCGCTGCTCACTCTTTAGGTATTGCTGCGAGGCTTCATCAGTGCCAGTAACCCGTTTGCGGAGTTCCTCTAATTGGTCTTCGGTTCGTCGGCGCTCTGTCGTCTCGTAATTTCTGTAATTTAAATTTAGCGTTTTTTCCTCTTGGGATACAAATTCATTTAGAATTTTTAACTGTTCATCCATCCGCCTCTGGGCTTCGCGCAACACGCCATTTGTTTCCACCTCGGCCAGCCTGATAGCGCCATCCTTGCGCCGGTTCAGGGCGTTCTCATAGCGCCGATCCTCTGCCGATTGCACCATCTCATCCTGTGCCTGGCTGATGGCGGTAGCAGCCTGACCCGATGCCATCCCCAGGGTCTGCAGCGCTCGAATCTGCCGATCCGTCATGGAGTCGCCACGGGTCATGGCTTTAATCATGTTGTTGAAACTGGTAGCAGCGACTTCGGTTTCAACGCCTGCGGAGATCATCGCCGCGCCAAAACCTGCAACCTGCTCCGCCGTTAGTCCTGCCTGCTGCCCAACAGCTCCAGACCGTAAAGCAAATTCAATCAGTTGTTTACCATTAGCAGCACCGGCTTTATCAAGTTCATTCATTGTATCGGCCAGCTTCAATACGTCTGGCTGCGTTAATTTCATGCTATTGCGCATTTTCGCAATAGACAAACCGGCCTCATCTGCCGTCATAGTGAAAGCAATACTTATCTTTGCAACATCTCCGGCAAATTGCCGTACTTCCTCCCTTGCGATGCCTGACGCGCCGGCAGCGGCGTAGATCTCTGCAAATCCTTTGGCTGAGATCGGCAGCTCTAGGGATAGTTCTCTGATCTCGTCTGAGATTTCCGCAATTGCAGCCGGCGTCTCCAGGCCATCCATGACCTTGCGGACCTGGGAGATGCTGGTCTCAAAATCAATGGCAGCTTTTGTGCTGATCGCAAGGGCAGCGCCAAAGCCTGCCGCGCCAGCAGCAGCAGCCTGCCAAGATCGGCTGTTGAGCACAGCATCGAATCCCCGGCTGAAAGATGCGTCGATCCTGTTGAGGCCAGACAGGACCGATTGCAGTCGGGTGGCTTCTACGTGAACCACGCGCAACGACTCGGCCTGGGCCTGGGCCGCCCTGAGTTGCGCATCTGCTACTTCTCTTTTTTTGGCGACAATGTTTGTAGTTATTACTAGCTCTTCCTGTGCAATTCGGTTAGCGGTCCTGGCGGCTTCAGTCTGCCGCAACATCTCGGGCGTGATCTTGCCGTAGGCGCCAGCAGTAGAAACCACCGACTGGGCCCGCTGCAGCTCCAACTGGGTGGCCGTCTTTTTAGCCTGGGCTGTCTTCAGTTCGCCGGCCAACTGCTCTTCTGTCTGCTTGCGCCGCAGCTCCGCGCCCTTCACCTCCAGGGCCGCCATTTGATTCTGGGCCGCTGCACGGTCCCTGTCGTTGTCCAACAGCTTCATCCGTGACGCCAGCACCTGCTTGTCGGCATCCAGGATCTGAATTGATGCTGCCGTGGCCGCGGCCATCTGACGCTCTATCCCGTCGGTGCTGAAGACCCGGGCATTCTCCTGGGCCGCCAGCTTGGCCGATTTCGACACATTGATCAGCGTGTCGGAGAGCTTCGTGACGCTGCTCATCCCTGCAACTTCGGCCCCAATCTTCAGAATCGCGTCAAAATTGACGGCCATCAGGAACCCCTCAGCAGTGTCAACAGTTCCAGCTCGATGACGCGCAGATCATCCATCAGCGCAGCAACCGCACCACGGCCACGCCGCAGGCCCGCCAGGGCGATCACCGCCGGATAGTTGAGCCCGGTCCGCACCCGGTACGGATGCCCCTCTGGGGTGTACTCGGTGGCCCACTGCCATTGGGTTTGCACCTGGCACCAGAGCAGGAAGGCCTCCCAGTTCTCGGGCAATATCCAGCAGGTCGGCTCAGTAGGTTCTGGGGTCTCATCAGGCACAAATCCAACGATCCCCAGCCTTTTCGCTTCTTGCGCCAGCCTGGCGTTCTCCTGGGCCTGGGATTCAACGCGGCTGACGGTGGTCATTTGCCGATGCCATTCCCTCGCGATTTGCCGGAGGTTAAAGGCTTTCCCACTTCAGGATCCGTTAGTGTGTTCCATGTGGAAACAAGCGCATTGGCTACCCCAGGAAATTCGATTACTTTTTTCTTGTTTTCAGCAGTGAAAGACATTGGCTCATCATTATCGCCGCTAAGCATGTCTTCCCCCCAGCCAACAAGAATTTTATCAGCGATTGGAAGAAGGCTTTTCCTTTCCAGTCCATCAGCAGCAGACGGCTCCAGACTGCCAAGCTCAATGGCTCTAATAATTGCAATGTAGGAGCGAAATTCTTCACGCATATTTTCAATCTCGGTTTGCTGGCCTCTGTCAAAGATTGCCGTAAATGATCCATGCTCTTGCTTTCCGTCTCCAATCGGGTAGCTAAACTCCACCTTGCCCGTAAAGGTGGTGCCAGCTCTGTCAATGTTGAAAGCCATAAGAAAAAATCAGGAGTGAAGGGTTAGAAGTAGTAGCTTGATCAGTATCAAGTAAACGCCAGCGTGCCTGAGTCGCTGAGGCCTTCAGTGCGCCGCACCGTAAACGGAATGTTCAACGCTGCGATGCCGGCATCATCGTCGGGTGCGGGGGCGCCCAGTTGAACCTTGGGCAGGTTGACGACTATGCGATTGCCCGCCACCGTGCCATGGGTGAAGTTAAGTACACCATTGGTAGAGGCTACTGCTATCGCGTAGAAATCCTTGCTGCTTAGCAGATCCGGCCTTTGCAGCTTAAGGGATCCCGTGATTACACGATCCACGATCTGAAAATTAGGAGCGCAGCCCATTCGATCATAAAATTCTAAAGTGTTATCACATTTCAGCGAAAAATCAATAATGCAACAGCTATAACCATGAAGGCTAAACGTTGGCGTATTGACAGAATTGCAAGCTACGGGAGCGGCCATAGCACTATAAGTTGGCGTTAAGGATGCCGCATCGACCGGAGGCACATAAATGCCAGGCACGTCAAACGAAAACAGCGGCACTTCGCCGGCCTGCATCTTCAGCTCCCAGCTCTTGGTTCGAGCACCTATTCCTAGGTGCTTGTTGCCGTCCCAATCGTGGTAGAAGGTCAGGGAATCAGCCCCGCCCGTCACGAATGAGTAGGTGTTGCTGGTGGTGGCAACCGTTGCCAGGTTCATCCCTGCGGCACGCAGGAAGATCCCGTAGGCGGGGGGCGTGCCAGCGGTGCCAGAGCCGACGGCCTCAACGTCAAACGCAACGCCGTTTTTCAGCTCGGCCATCACGTCCGGCAATGCCTCGCCGAACTGCCCGTCTAAGCTGGGGCGAGCAATAGCAGTAGCATCAAGGGCTGTCAGCTTCGGGTCCCTGACCCGGATCGCGTTCACCCCCGTCGGGGCTGCTGATGTCGCGTAGGTCGTCTCCAACGCTGCCATCAAGAACTGAGAAATGTTGCGGGCCATCGGCTTTGGGATTGGGGGGTTGGGTTACGGATTCGAGGATCCACTCGTTATTGGTGAGCAGATAAGCGCCAGGGCCAGAAGGCAACGGCGTTGTAGGGAGCTGCTCAGGCGTTGCCTTCTTCATGCACTGTGATGTTGGAGATGGCCGTGTAATAGGTCACAGTGTAAATCATTTTGACTTCGCACGCTTGCAAGTTGGGCTCATGGATCCGGCCACGGGATTCGATGTCAATGCACAGTCCCCCCAGGTCTCGTCTCCCGGCCATGATGCGTGCATGGACCGCCGCGCAGAACGGGCCCAGGATTCGCCAGTTTGCGGGCTCCCCTGGCGTTCGGGGCTTGGTGATGGTGATAACGACCGGAAGGGTTGAGACCACCTGGCACGCGCTCAGGACCTTGTCGAGGGCCTCCCCTTCCTGATCCAGCTTGATCACCACGCCATTGGGCTCAGATGCCACCCTGGCTGCATCGAGAAACAAGGCCCCAACCCCAGCAATATCGCTCCGGTCCTCGGTGGCCGCCGCGCCCCGCAGCAGCGCCGCCAGGGCATCCATTATCTGCGCGTCGATGGGGAGCGTCATGGGCTAGGGGTGCGGTCCTGCTGGGGTTCGGTGGGCCGTAAGGTTTCAGCCTGCGGATCTTCGTCCAGCTTTGCCAGCAGGGTGGCACCCAGGCCGGCCGCAGCCAGGGCTCCAAATCCAGCAGCTGTCCACCCGTTCAGGCAATCGGCGGAACGCCGCTGGCAGATGTGGAAGGCCCCGCCGATGCCGATCGCAGGAGACGAAAACAAGCAAAGGGCGATGGCTGCGGTAATGGAATCTCTGGCGTTCATCCCCTCCCCCTCACTAGTGCTGGGGGCATGATAGCGCCGGAGTTTTTTTGTAGATGACTACGATCAAGGAATTTATCCCAGATACCTGGCATTGCAAGCGAAAGAATAAACCCTACAATGCAAATTTGAGCCATTCTTTCTTTTATCTTTCCAACTTCTTTGGATAGCGTTTCGTGCGCAGTCACCAATTTATCTTGGCTTTTGCTGCGCTCACCTAACAGCGTGACAATCGTGCTAACGGAGCCTTCAACTCTAGCTATTTGAATAGCCAAAGCCGTGTGAGTGATTTGCTCAGATTCCGCCATTGCTCAATGCTATTGTGGATGCAATGCAATTATAGCCCATCGTTACTGTTGCGTGGTGACCTAGGCGATTCTGACGGCTCGCTATCACCATCACGGCGAAGCTCTGGGTTGTACTTCCAGTAACCCTCTTGATATTTTTCAGCTTTTTCTTTTTCTTTGCCAAACTGGCCGACGATGTAGCCAAAAATTACTGCTGCACTAAGCGGCCCTCCAGCATTCATTCCAGCTATTGTCAGTCCCTTTTCCCAGCATTGCTCAAAATCTTTGCCAACAGCAAGACAATCATCTTTATATTTATGCCCTAAAAATAGCAACGCAAGCAACACCGCTATGGCGCCAATTGATCCAACCAATCCAGCTGTGATTACCTTGGGTTGCGGCTGTTGTTTCAATCTAGCCAAAACAATTAACTTAGAAACTGTAAGCCATGGCTGTTGCTGGGTGGCGTTTAGTCAGAGAGCAGGGGCCGGCGGTTGCGGAACGGATGATCAGCAGGAAGCAGCCATTCCAATCCATACTCCCAGGCCAGGTAACCCGTGACGATCCTGCGTTCTCGCAGCGTCGGCAGAAACAACGTGATAATTACTTGCCCTATTTTTCCACGCCAGCCACGGTTAAATTCGAATCTATCAGCCCCTACCCAGATGGTGTTTCTACCGGCAGATGGCGCTATATCATCCGCCCACAGGAACGGCGCTGCAATCGTGGGCATCGCAATGTTAGAGGACGTTTCAACGCCATTCAGAAAAACCGGACGGAGCCCAAACCATTGGTTTGGAGCCTCTGCAAGAAGCAAACTAGCATTGGTGGCGAACGGGTATGACAGCAGTCCAGTAAATCCCACAATTGGGTCCGGTCCCTCATAATGAGCCACGCCAAAAGTTCGCACCGGGTCAAATGCTGTACCCGTCCACGAAAGCCTATTGTTATTGAGTGCAGCTCCATAGTTCATTGCAGGCTGACCATTAAGCCAGTCTGCGATATAAGCCGGTCGCTGACCAACCGTAGCGGTCAGGTGACGGCCGCCTCCGCTTTTGTCCTGTACTCCCGTGATCAGGTTGCTTGTTCTGGACGAGTCGCGGGGGTCATACCAGACTATGGACGTGCCCCACTCGGCGGGGGTCCAAAACTCTTCGCCAGCAGGGGGAGTAAACCGCCTTGAATTGAGCCAAATTATGCTCATTCCTGCCGCTCCCAGGCCAGTGACTCGCGCTCAATGGTGCTGGGGTCGTCGGGCAAAAACTGACCGTCAGCATCACGGGCCTGCACCACAACCCACAAGTCGCCGGAGGCATCTACCCACTCCTGCCCTACCGCCATCGCCAGCGGGCGGGCAGCGCCACCCAGGGCCGCCACGAATGAATCAGGCAAGTGCAAGGCCAGCGCCAGTCCTCGAACCTCCTGCAACAGTTCAGAGCTGACCAACCCCTGCCGCCGCATGGCGATCCAGGCCCCACGAAAATCGTCCGGGTCGCCTGCCCCTGCAGCGGCCACCAGCAGCAGGGCTGATGGCAACGACAGGCCCGCTGCTGGGGCGGTGCTAAGACTGCCGGCCAGCATCTGGTTGATCGCAGGGTGGGCCAACAGGGTGCGCTTGAATGTTCGCCAATTCGGCACTGGCGGCGGAGTCGGTAATGGTTCAACTAACCAGCTCCAGATCCATTGCCCTGCAGCGCGGTCAATCGTTTGGATCTCCCGAATGCTATGGGTTGTGGGGTCGTGCTCCGGCTGGGGGGTCCGCACAATGGCCAGCACCTCATAGTGAGCGTCGAGGCCCTCTACGGGTTGATCGTCGAGCCGTGGGTACGCCACCAGTTTGCCGGTGGTGGTGTTGAGCAAAATGAAATTTGGAGCCATCTAGCCGGTCCTCCGCACTGTGAGATACAGCTGGGCCAACCTGCAGCCACCACCAGCCTGCGTGATGTCAAACCGCAGAATATCACCCGCCGCTGCAGTCGTGATTGACAGCGTGCCGCTGCTGCCTTCGGTGCTGCCGATCGCAATTTGCGGGAGGGTGCTGTAGATCGAGGTGGCGTTCAGCCTAGCATTGACGATAAACGCAGACCCTGATGCAGCAGTTTCCGCGCTCAGGGCTGACGCCAGGATTTGTGCAGGCCAGGGAAACCTAAACCGCTCAACTGCGGTTGCTGCGGTTGGGTCGGCCTGGGTGCCGCTGAGTTCTACCACCAGTGACTCAGAATCTCGCTGGTGAACGTGATCTTCCCTGGCGTAGTCCGTGCTGGTGCCGATCGCTGCAGTAGCCGCCAGCGCTGCTGGCGCAGCATCGGCGGGAGATGGGGCAAGCCCTGCCGGCCCCTCAGGCCCCTGGGGGCCTGTCGCGCCGGTGGCACCCGTCGCCCCCGTCGCACCCGTTGACCCCTGCGGGCCTGCAGGGCCCTGAGGCCCGGTCACCCCTTGAGGCCCCTGCGGGCCAACCAAAGACGCCAGCCATTGTGCTTCGGTCCCTGAAAAACCGCCAGCCACGGCCGCCTGGTAGGCGCTACTGCCCGTTGCGCCGGTAGGGCCCTGAGGGCCCTGCGGTCCAATCGGGCCAGGAACCGTTGACGCAGCACCCGCCGGCCCAGCAGGCCCTGCAGGCCCAGTTGGCCCCGGAACCGTCGAGGCAGCACCTGCGGCCCCCGTCGCACCCGTTGACCCCTGCGGGCCTGCTGGGCCTGCAGGGCCTGCTGGGCCTTGAGGTCCTGCCGCTCCCGTAGCCCCGCTAGCGCCTGGCGGCCCGGTTGGCCCCTCAGGACCCTGGGGGCCAACCCCTAAAATCGCCGCCACCGCTGAGACCGCTGCATTCCGGGTATTGATCGGCCCCGCCGTGCCGGTGCCAGTGCCAGCACCAGTGGCTACAAAATAAGCACCAACTGTATTTGATTCGGCGCCAATTGCCGTGAAAGAGGTATTGCCTACGCTGATAATTTGATACGCTTGCCCAACAACAAACGCCCCGGCCGTTACCGCCGCGCCGATGCGGTCCAACACCAGGCGGTCGCTGCCCTGGACGCTGCCCAGGTCTGGCAGTTGGGAAATCGTGAGCGGTGTTTGGGTCATGGCTTAGGACGGCTGGTTTTGCAGCGAACGGCCGGAGCCGGTAACCAGCAACTGGCCGGAGCCGGTGCGGAGGAGGCGGGAAACTAGGGGTATGGCTATGGCTGTGGTGCGGGCTAACCTCACCATGCTCCAGCTCAGCGCCCTGGGCTCGCTACCAGGCAGTGGCTCTGGCGCCCTTGTTGCCTTAAATGCAATGCCATCAACTACAAGAGAATGGTTATAGTCAAGATGGCCAAATTCTGCGGTTCTGATCTTTAGTAGCCATGGGACAACCTCCACTCCATCATCAAAGACCAGCTCTTTGTTTTCCTCCAAAAAACCACGGCCAGTAACGGCGCCAGCAATTACGCTGACGCCGCCCATGAAATCCAGGGCCGCCCGATCTGCATCAGCTGACAGGCGGGCCCAGCTCATCAGAAGGCGCCGTTAAGGCGGACGTGGGCCAACGTAGCGCCAGAAGCGTAAGCGGCAGACTGGGATCCAATTGGCACAAACACACCGATAAGGGTGTTGCCGCTGGCGCTGGCTGTCACGTTCTTGTTGGTGTCATTCCAATACGCCTTGGCGTAAAGGCTGGCGGTGGCGCCAGTGGCCTTAGGAAGTTCGTGAACTCCTTCAAGCATGAAGCTGCCAACCTCCCCACTGGCTAAAGCGGTTACGGCAACACCAAACAAAGCGCCAACCAACGCGCCGCCACCAGAGGCGACAACGTAAGGAGCGGCAATGGATAGGATTTTTCCTTCTTGAATAGGTCCTTGCATTGTTTTTAATGGAATTGGGGAAAGTTAAACATTAAAGCTAAAGCGCAATGGTTAAAATCATGCGCCAGAGCTGCGATAAATAAAACGGAAATCCTCAATGGCGCAACCAAAATCAGAACGAGCCAGCAGCTTCAGGCCATCAGGATCCCTTTCGGGCTCTGATGTAATGGTAGGACCAGGCTCGTCTGCCAGGTAACCCCACACCATGCCAGGCGTTCTAGTTGGGCCAGCGGCTGCATACCATTGCGTTGCGGAACCATCAAGACGTGGCTCAACTATTAATTGCATCTTCCTTGCGTAGGGATTGGGCCCAGAGTTTCCAGTCAACGCAGCAGGAGCGTAACCATCAGGATAGAGAAATTGCTCGGCAGTTGCTTCTAGATCTGATGGAACAATCATAAACTCAGGGGTCAAATTAACCGTAACGTTGCTTATATCTTTTTGCTTTCGCATTGCCTTTCGGGCTGCGTTTACACCGGCAATACCAATGGCGCCTGTGCCGGTGTTATTGTGAGCTGCATTAAACAATGCAAGACCGTCTACCGATACAGTGGCATCGCCAGTGATCATTGCCCATATAAGATTGGATTCCAAGCGACGAAACCCACGGCCTAAAAATTCAGGAGTTCGCTCCAAGGCAGACAAATCATCATTGATAATTGCTTGCCGAGAAATTACAATTTTTTTGGTATATGTAAACAGCCTCCAGGTAGCTTCTGCTTCCTTCAGAGTGCCTGTTTTGTATTCGCCGCCTTCAGGCGTAAGCTCTGGCGTAAGATCGGCGGCAATAGTTAAATCGCTTGCTCTTTTGAAATCTGGTAAATTTCGTTGGCGTGCAAGCCCCTTCCAGGTATGAGGCTCTTCTTCGTAGAATTGAGTTAAAGATTTGCCTGCTAGATTAGAAAACAGCAATGGAAAATCGCTAGTGCTGTGCATGGCCATGGCCACTAGCTCATTTTTAGACCTACCCACAGTGCTTATGCCCCGCGAGTTGGCATAGGCCCTTACGCATTCCATCAAGGAATAACCTCGATACTCTTGGCCAACGTCAGAGATCTGGGCCAGAGGATTGATCCGTGCGTACAGCATGTCCCCAATGCCGGCCATCACAGTGTCCCCCGCGTCGCGGGTGACCTGGAGGCGGGCAGGGTGGCCCGCCTTGCTGGCGACGGTTTCAAGCGGGCCGGCGTGGGCCTTCACAATTTCGAGGGCAACATCAGCAAACGGCTTACCGCTGTCAACCATGGCTTGCACCGCGATAGGAGCGATATTGGCCTCGGCCGCGCAACGGCGGATTTCAATTTCGCGCTGTGCATTGGCAAGAGCCACGGAATCCGCAACAGCGGTTGAGGCAACGGGGCTTACGGCGGCTTGCACTACTGCAAGGGCAACAGGGGCAGCTTCGGTAGAAGCAACCACGGGAGGCGCTTCGGTGACGGCGGCCGGTGCGCTCCCGGCCTGATCTTGCGTGGGCATGTGTTCAGCTCGGGAGTGTTCAGGGTGATCTCCTGATTCTATTCTAACCATTGACGCCAGGGCCTTAGACACCCACCCTGGAGGGTTAGGGAATCGCCCCGCAGGCAGAGCCGGGACGCTGGCACGCACGTCTACCGGGTCGATCACTGCATCAATCAGGCCAGCCGCCAGGGCCGCTTCGGCGGTAAACCAGGTACCACCCCCCTGCGCCGCGCCCATCCATTCCAAAATCTGTTCGACCGATTGGCCTGATGCCTTGGCATAGGTGGTGGAATAAACCTGGGAGTGCACGCGCAGCATGGCCGCCGCGGCATCCATCGAATCGGCGTCTCCAACCGATCCGCCCCAGCAGTTATGGATCATCAGCAGGGCGTTGCTTGGCATCAAGCGGCGATCACCCTTGGCCTTGCTGATGGCCATTGGGACAATCGAGCCGGCAGATGCCACCAAGCCATCCACCACATAATCCTTTCTGCCCTTGTAAGCCGCCAACACGTTATGGATTGCAATCCCTTCGGCTGCCGCGCCGCCAGGTGAAAACAGGTGAATCTCAACATCACGCCCCCCTGCAGCGTCCAGCGCTCGGGCCACGTCGTCAACCAACACGTCAACCCCGACTTCGCCATAGAGCCGCAACACTGGGGCAGTGGCGGCGGCTTTAACGGTTACTCCTGGGGCCATTGATGCTCAGATGCTGAGGGTAGTTTAAGCGGTCAGCGCCATCAGTCCGGCGGATCGCTGCTGCCTTCTTCTGCTCCAGGGTCAGGCGCCGAGTTGGTGAATGCAGATCCTGCTGGGCGAGCCTGGGTTACGCCAGCATTGGAAACCAGCGCGGCATCTGTACTCAGGATTAGGCTGGCATCTCTGGCTCTTTGCATATCTCTGCTCAGCTCTTCAATTACTTCCTCTGGTACATAACCAAATGATAGCTGTACTTCTGACAAGCTCATAAACCCAGCCCTCACAGCCAAAATCAGCGCTGGAATTTCCTTGGTTGGATCGATCATCTCCCGACGCGGCGGGGTATGGGTCCAGCTCATTGGCCCTTTCAGCAGGCCAACCATCCGAGCCAATTCGTCGTGCCACTCACACACCGGCGCCAGCATTCCGGGGATGGAAACCTTCCCTCGCAAGTAAGCAATTCGCCTACTAAACTCAAGCCATCCGCCCCTAAAGCTCGAATAATTGACGTTTGACAAATCACCCGTCATTGATTCGTAAGTAATCTCGTAAGCTGCTGCTACGGCGTGAGCGTACTCACGATGGGTGCTAACAAAATCACCGGAACTTGGCGGGGTGAATGCTTTGAAGTCTCGACCTGGTGGGAGATGCTCAATTGCGCCAGGCTCAATTTCATCAAAATTAACTCCGATTATTTGGTTACCGTTTTCATCAAGGAGTTTATCTGCATTAACATCAGAGTCGTAGCTAACCCCAAAAAAGCAAGCTGAAATTTTATCTTTCATCTGCTGGGCCGCCCTGATGTCGCCCATATCCCGCAGCGTCAAAATCGCTGCCGTGCCAAACGGGAGCCCCATTCTCTGGCCAGCTCGCCTGCAATCAAAATGTAAACTAATTTCTTCTTTCGGTACAAAAGTGCTTTGCACCCTGACGCCAATACCTAGCGACGTTTCACCAGGGTGGCTGTCTCTAATCCAGTAACCCATTAAACGGCCTGCGCTATCAAACTGCTGGCCAAATAATATGTCTTGAGAATTGTCTTTATTAAAATCTAGCCAATCGGGCTCAAGCATTTGCACCTGCAAAGGCACTATTCCGTGACGCTCAAATAGTTCAGGATATATCCTCTTCCGCACCAGTACAGCGCCGCGCACCGCTGTAGTTCTGGCCCCAACGGATTGATTTCCGTACCAATCATGGGTGCTGTAAAAATCGCTATGTCGTGATTCTGCCCAGGTTTTCCAGCTTGATTTATATTTGTTAGTCGCACCCGTAGGAGTGCTCATAATCCCATCACCAATCCAATTATTTACAATTACGCCAATTGCTCTGGAGGCGTAGGCATCGTTATCAGCAAGATCCTGGTGCCGCTTGACCAGCCAGTAGTACGCCTGTCGTAAATCGCTGTTTGGGCCGCTGTTGTTTGTCCGCCAGCCAGAGGTTCGCCGAGTGTCCTCTGCGGCCTCAAACCGGGCCATGGTGCGGCGGGCAAATTCCCGGTCATCCCTTAGCCGCTTGCCCCTGCTCTTGCTCTTGCTTTTGCCCTTGCCCATCAGGTTGGCCGAGACACGCTGAAGTAGGTGCGGCGAACCCGACGCGAGGTAGTCGGCTCCGCCTCTGCGGCCATGGATTGTTCGATCCGGCGCATTTCATCCAGGCTTCGATAGGTGATCTCCCGGCCGTCGCTGAATCGAGCTTTCAAGACGCCTTGATTGATCTTGCTGCGCAGCTCAGCAAGATCCGCAGCAACATCCTCAGAGGTATAGGCCATGGCCCCATCTTACCTCTTTAGCCAACCTTTGCGCCGGTCGGAACCGCCTGCATTAGAGCCCTTCAACCAGCCCGACCGCTGGGGGTCTCGTGCTGGGGCCGGCGCTGCCCCTCCCCCTCCCCCTCCCGGCGCCTGGGTGCCCAAGGTGCGGGCGAGCTGGGCCCACATGGTGCCTTTGGCATAGCGGCGGGACACCAATAGCATCGCGGCATAGGCCATCCTGGTGCAGTCGCCGCCTTCGTCGTTGCAGCCTGGAGGATTGATCCAGTGGTATTCGGTGCGGGCCCGGGTCTTCGGGACGTACTTCCAGGGGAACAGCTCCCTCAGGAACTCATCTGTAGAAGCCTGCCCAAAATGCAGGTATCGAGGCCCTGGCTGCTCAACCCGAAGCATGGCCTTCAGCATGTTCACACTGGCGTCGTAACCAGTGGTGTAGAGCAATCCGCCGCGGCGGGTGACTGATTGATTCTTGCGGTTGACCTCTGTCGGCTTGCCCTTCTGGATGATCGGCAGCCCCTTGGTGCCTGATCCTTTCATCGCAACCCATCGATCGGGACGGGCGCGGCAGAAATCCTCTACCTGCTTGCTGCACAAGCCGCCATGGTCAACACCCCCCAGGTTGGCCTTCATGGTTCCCCCGTCCTGACGGGCCCAGGCCTTCGTGCTGATCACGTCCAGCTGCTCCCATACCTCCGGCTGCTGGGGGTCCCCCTCGATTTCAAAATGGGCAATGTGCCAGCCCTCCTCACCAGCCCCCCAGCCCCAGAGGGTGTAGACCAGCCGCTCGCCCACGGTGCCGCCGCCGCCCTGCACATCCACTCCATCGGTCAGCAGCAGCACTCCAGTCGGAATGTCCCACTCCTCGCCGTCCCATGGGTAGCCATTGCCGAAGCCTACATTTTTTCGCCGCTCGGCTAGGCCGTCGCCGGTAAGTTTGCTGGTTATTTCATCAGCCCATGGCACCCCTAAATCTGTATTATGAAATGTTTGCATGGGCGCCACATTCCCCATTTTCATTTGCTCCAGCGCTACCCGATGCCGGGCCACCAGCTCGGGCCACATGGCCGCCCGGTGGTAGCTCATGCCAGGGCCCACCTGCTGTGATCGCCAGATCGGCACACCGTTGCGCAAGACCTGCTTGCTGCGATCCAGACCCAGCGGGCAGGCCCAGCCAGCTGCCTTGTCCATCGAGTACAGGTTGCTGTAGTCGATTGGGGTTTCGCAATGCTCGCAACGAATCCGCCCTTCATCAGGACCTTCCTTTATGAAATTCTCCCATCGCAGTTGTTGGTAATGGTTACAGTGCGGGCATGGATAATATCTATACTGTTGATCGCCTTTCTTAAAGGCTTGCTCCATGTAATCATTAGGGTATATTGGCGTGCCGCCAATCGTAAAGAACGGATCCCAAATGTTACCGGCCCGCTGAAACAGGTTTCCAATGGTGTCACCTTCGGGACTGTCGTAGGTCGCCGGCTCTTCAAACAGGATTGGGCTTCGCTCCACCCGACGACCAGACCGAGGCGTTGCGGCGCTTACCAGGTGGATCAATGCACCATTGACAAGCTGCTTAAAATCGTAGCTATTTTTTAACGCTCCTTTTGTTTTTTTATTATTTAATTGTCCTTTTAGCCTGGGTATTCCATGGTTATCGTCAAACATTGAATCTATATCTTCGGTGCTGTATTTCTGTACTTCAGAGTCTGTAGGCTGCACCAGCATAATCTTAGATCGGCGCCAGTCCGAGAAAAACACGATTACTGCTTTCACGTACTCTGACCAGCCAACCCGCGACGGCTTCTGGCAAACCATGCACTCAACCTCTGGGTCAGTTGGCGCCAAGAACCAATCTTCTTGATATGGCCTAGTTCTCCACTTCTGCCGGCCATCAGTTGCGCTTGTAACATAATAATGAGTATTACTATAATCCAGCATCGTCATAAACGGTTTAGGCTTTACCATGGCGGCAAGCCGTTTGGCCATCTTTCGGATATTGCGATCAATCATTCCGGTAGCTCTTCAAACTCGTTAGAAGATACAGATTCGAAAATTTCGGATATAATCCTTTCAATTTCGCTTAGCTCTTGGTGGGTAAGGTGGGGGATCATTGCCTTGATTCGCTTATGAGCGGAGCTTGCTAGGGTGGTTAATTGGAGCAAGACAGCGTTATAGGCTATTTCCATATCTGCTCTATAGGCTAGCTCTTTTGCTTTTTCCATTCGATCCATTCGAGCAATCAAGCGCTTTTCGCGCTCGTGCAACGCCCTCTCCTTGTTGAAATCCGCTTTCTCTGTGTCTGGATCGTCGTCCAGTCCGTCGATTGGATCGGCGGGGTCCGGCAGTGTTTCCGTTTTTGGCTTAGGCGATGGCCGGGCCTTTGCAGGCTGCTGAGCCCGCTTGGCCGTGGGCACCTGGTCTTCTGGGGTGGCAGTCTTCGGTCTGGGCCCCTGATCTTGGCCGGCATTGGTCCCACGGGGCGCCGGGTCGGTGGCCCGTGCCCACTGCTCATCAGCAAGAACCGGGTCAATCTCCCAGCCCTTTCCTTGACGCTCAACCGCTGGAGATTGCAGCCGACCATTCTTAATCGCCCTGAGCACTGATACATGGGTGGCCCCTCGGAGGCCCAGGGCCTTGCGGTGATCGGCGTACTGCTGGAGGTTCACTCTGCCCGCGTCACCGGCATCGGATTTGTACCCATGGACATATTGTAACCAGCTGCGTACAAAATAGGTTACAACCTTGTGATGCCAAGCGATTACACCGGTTACGGCCTGGCCCTGGCAAGGGTTGTACCTTTATTGAGAAGCGTTATCAACAGATAAATCGCGGCTTCGTGGCTCCCTCGCTATGTGTCGCCGGGAGGACCCAAGCCCAAACCCCTTGGTATGACTTGGTTCTTGGCAGATGAATGACTGAGGTTTGCTGAGATCCCTTGCTATGACTAGGCCGCGCATCATCGCCCCCCATAGCCCCTGGCGGCCGAGTCCAGGGCCCGCTTGTAGCCCGCTATGAAGCTCCTGTTGATCTCGATGTTGATCTCGGTCTGGATCAATTTGCTGTGCTCGCCTCCGTCGAACATGCGTGCGACCGATGGGCCGTAGACCACCTGCAACCGCCTCTTGCCGTCAGGCTTGCGCTTGTCCCCGACTCTGAAGGGCAGCATGACGCCACCCCGGCCCATGGCCATGAAGGTAGTTGGGTAGTCCTGGCGCTTGCCTCGCAGGATGCTTGCTCGCCCTGGTCTGCCCCTTTTGGTGGCTTTTCCCCAGCCACGGCCACGGCCTAGCCCTGGGAGCCCTGTGGCGCGGGTTCCGGGCCTAAACCCAAACTGACTGAGCGTTGGTGCTCGTGCTGCGAATGTGAGAGTTGCCTCCCCTCTGCTGGCCAAACCAGTAAAGAGACTTACATCTTGTTTGATACGCCTTGATCCAATATTATATCTTTGGCTAATACTTTTGCCTGCTTGCTTATTGGCAGACGTAGCAGCAGCCAAGATCCCCGCCCTTGTTGCTTTTTGAAACAATTTGGGATCAAGGAAGGCCCGCATTTTTTCTAGCTGGCTGATGCCTTCGACCTTTACTCTGATGAATTCGTTGGTGCCCATCTATCCCCCCGTCTCTACATTCTG